ATTATCGGTATTCCGTTTATTTTATATTTTCGACCCTGTCAGACAAGCGATTGTTTTATGTGGTGGAGATAAAAAAGGCAAGAAAGAAAAACTCTTTTACAAAGAGATGATTGCCCTAGCGGAACAAACCTATGATGATTACCTTTCTGAATTAACTAAGGAGCAAGAAAATGAGCGTGAAATTTAAAGATCTGATGAATAATCTTCCAGCTGAAAAGCAAGAGAAAGTGAAAGCTATGGCAGACGATATGCGAATGGAGTTACAACTTTACCGTATTCGTGAAGAATTAGAGCTTTCACAAAAGCAAATGGCAGAAGCATTAAGTATTTCTCAGCCTTCAGTTGTTGCCCTTGAAAAACGTGGAAATGACATTAAATTATCATCAGTTAAACGTTACATTGAAGCAATGGGTGGCGTGTTAAATTTATCGGTTGAATTACCCACAGGAAAGACAGTTACTTTCAACCTATAGAAGGCGGTAAACATATTGTGTGATTTCATTCAATTTACAGCAAAATGCTTTTTTATACTGCTTATTGCATTAGGAACATTATTCCTTTTATTTGACGTTGATTTTACTTATATTCTCGCTTTTTTGGGTGTATATGTTGCTATTTTCGCAACTTGTCTTGTTGTAGCTATTATTAAAGAAAATAATCGTATTAATAAACTAAGGATAGCTGAACAAGATAAGAATCGTGTGAAATATGTTATTATTAATTAAATTATAAGTTTCTAAAGAAATCTATATGTGTATATCGTACGATGATAAAAAAATAACCAAGGAGAGAATATGAAATGGCTTATTGATAGTTTTTTTGATTTTTTGTTTGATTCTATGGGTATTATTTTTGTTATTGCTTTAATTATTGGTTTTGCTGGTTTTTGTGGTTATTTGAATACTCCTTCTTTCCCTTGGGGAGCAGTATTCGCTTTTGCAGTATCGTTGATTCCTTTGATTTACTGCATTCGAATTGTTTTAGATAAAAAACTGACTCGGGAAGATAAATGGAATAAACTTTTTGGCATTCAGTCCAAATAATAAAGTTCTGTTTGATAATTAAGTTACATTTTTGAAAAGGCTCACTTCGGTGGGCCTTTTTATTTTAAAGGATAAAGTATGTCTGGTTTATTAGGTCAATTAAATATTCAGTTAACGTTAGATCAGGCGCGCTTTCAGCAAAATTTAGGAAAAGCGCAAAATAGAGCGAAACAATTTTCAGTTCGCTCATCTCAATATCTCAATAATATTGAGAAAGCAGCACAAAATTTAAATAATTTCACTCGAGGTACTTTTTGGGCTGGTTTTGCTGGTGGAAGAATTGCTCAACTAAAAAATTATGCTGATGGCTACACTGAAATTCAAAATAAACTTCGTTTAGTTGAAAGCGCATCAATTAACAGTGCGCGCGGGTTAGAATCTGTTTTTGATATTTCACTTAAAACAAACCAAAGTATCCAAGCGACATCTGGTGTATATCAACGCTTTGCTCAAAATGCAGAAGCCTTAAAAATTAGCCAAGCACAGGTCGCAAGTTTGACAGAAACTGTATCAAAAGCTGTTGCAATGTCTGGTGCAAGCGCAGAATCTGCACAAGCGGCACTAATGCAATTTGGACAGGCTCTCGGTAGTGGCGTTTTTCGTGGTGATGAATTTAATTCCGTTATGGAGCAAACACCAGGATTGGCAAAGGCGATAGCAGACGGTTTAGGCGTTACAACTGGCGAACTTCGCAATATGGCGGAAGAAGGGAAATTGACTACAGATGTACTTATTCCAGCATTAGAGCGAGCAAAAAGTAGCGTAGATAGTCAATTTGGCTCACGTATTTTAACAATTTCTGCTGCGTTAGAAAATTTAAGTACGGCAACAGTTAAATGGGTGGGTGAAACAGACAATGCGATAGGTGTCAGCCGAACTGCAGCCGAAATCATTAATGGATTCAGTCATCATTTAACAGTAGCGGCAACCGTAATGGGGACATTCGGCGCGGCGGTCGGTGCAACAAAGCTTAACGGATTTATTGCCGAAAGTCGTAAACAAGCGCTTGTTGCATCAGAAGTAGCGCAAGCTGAAGTAAAACGAACAGCAGCATTACGCGCAGAAGCTCAAGCGGAAATGAGCGTAATCCAACTTAAAATCACACACGCACGAACAGAAGCGGAATTGCTTGCGGCTAAAACATTGGCAGAAGCACAGGCAAAAAAATTAACCATTGCGATTAATGCGGAAGCAGCCGCGAATAAAAACCTTGCCATTGCAAAACGCAATACCAGTGCAGCAGGGCGCTTATTAGGTGGTGCATTAGGATTAGTTGGTGGTCCTATTGGTGCGTTGGCGGTTGGGCTTTCTTTGGGGGCTGGCTATTTATTAGAGTGGCGACAAGAAGCAGAAAGAGCCAAAGAAACGGCACTAGCTTACTCAGATAATCTTGAGCAAGTGTCGAAATCTTTAGAGAAAATGAACGGTGTGCAGCTTCGTGCAGAGCAAGCCAAACTTGAAGAAAACATTATCGCCCGAAAACAACAAATTGAAGAACTAAAAAAACGTTATGACAATTTAACGGCAGCCATAAAAACCTATCAAGCGCAAAGTGAAAACAACGAAGGTTTCTCATTAGTAAATTACGGTGAGAAAATTGCTTCTGCAATGCGAGAACAAGCCAAAGTTACCGCAGATTTGGAAGAAAAACAACGCCTACTCAATGACGCAATGGGGGTGAGTGAAACTATTTCATCACAGTTGGCAACAACAACTGAAAATGAAACTAATGCGGTTTTAAGCAATCTTGGGTTTGAGTTATTGCGCACCGATAAAAACGTACAAACATTTAATTCATCAATGCTCATTGTGGCGAATAATGCCGCTAATGTTCAGCCACCATTAGCGGGAATGATGAGTAAGTTGTTAAATGTAGGCGATGCAGCAAGAGAGGGCGCAGATGGGTTATTGATTTTTAATCAAGCCTATCGTGACGCATTATCTGGAAAATCTCCGCAAGCCTTAAATATTGATGATAAAACCCAAGCTTTTATAGACCGCACAAAATTGCAGAATGAAATTAATAATGCTAAATCCAAAAAAGATTGGGTTGCATTAAATACTCGTCGAGATTTGGATAGTGCAGGGATTACCGTCAAAAATGATGGTTATATGGAGGCTTACAATGCTTTGGATGAAAAATATTCAAAGCAGTGGGACGATAGACAAAACAGAACACAAAGAAAATCTGCCAAATCAGGTGAAAATGCACGCGACAGCTGGCTTAATTTCTACGATGAAATTCGCAAGAAAAACAGTTCTAGTTTAGGCGAAATTGAATTAGAGCAAGCGCGAATGTTCCAGCGGTTGGAAGAACACAATAAAAAAGGTGTGGTATCGTATCAAGAATATGAAACCGCAAAAACGGCTATTGCAGAACGCTTTGCTCGCCAACGTTTAGAGCTTGCTGGCAAATATGCGCCAGAAAAGTTGTTGAAAGCTAATCGTGATGATGAACTAAAATCTATTCAGGAATTATACGAGAAAGGGCAGATCAACCAAAGTGAAGCGGCGAAAGCCTCGAATCGAGTACAGTTTGACTATGCGCAACAGATGTCACAAAGTGCGGTCGATCCATTGGCACAATTTCGTGCTCAGTTCGATCCGAATCAGGAGATCGAGAATCAACGCACTCGCGATTTAGCCTTGCTGGAGGCAATGCAAAGCGGCAATGAGCAGAAATTATTGTCGGAGGAAGAATATCAGCGTCGCAAAAAAGAAATTCAAGATAAGTATGATTTGGAGCGGCAGAAGAAGGAATCAGATTATTATGCGCAATCGACGCAGATGATGAGTTCAGCTTTTGACACGATGGCTGGTGTAATGGCTAATGCTGCAGGCCAACAGTCATCTGCTTATAAAGCTATGTTTGCTGCAAGTAAAGCTTTCGCTATTGCGGAAAGTATTATCAATATCCAGTTAGCTTTGTCGGAAGCAGCAAAATTACCTTATCCAGCAAATTTAGTTGAATATGCACGGGTAGCAAGTCAAACTGCCAGTATCGTTTCAAATATTCAATCAGTAACGATGAGTTTTGCCACTGGTGGTTACACTGGTGATGGTGGAAAATATACGCCAGCTGGTATTGTACATAAGGGCGAATACGTCATAACAAAAGAAGCCACTGCTCGTTTGGGCCGTGGCTTTTTAGATCATCTTAATTACGGTTCTGTGCGTCGTGGTTTTGCTAATGGTGGTGGAGTCGGCGTACCAAGATTGCCAACTATGGCTTATCAACCTAAATCATCAGGGGATATAGCGGTTAAGGTGATTAATAACGGTGAACCGATGGATGCAACGGTAAGCCAACAATCAAGAAATGGACAGCTTGAAATCACCGTGGAATTAGTACGACAAATTGCGCAAGCAGAAGCGGGAACAATGTTGCAGAAGAATATGCGCCCTGGTGGATTGTTATCTTAGGAGTAAACATGGCATTAAAAACATTATCTTGGTGTCCTCAGCCTAAATACACTGTAGAGGAAGAACCTAGACGAAAAGTGATTAATTTTGGCGATGGTTATCAACAGCGGATGGTGGACGGACTAAATCCGCTGCTTCGCAAATTTAACCTGACATACAAGCTCAATCACAAAAGTGCGGTCGAATTTGACCGCTTTTTAACATCGCATGGTGGCGTCACGGCATTTTTCTTTCGTGAATACGAAAATGGCGATTTAATCAAAGTCGTTTGCCCGAAATGGTCAAAAACCGTCACTAAAAGACACACGGAAATCAGCTGCACCTTTGAAGAAGTGGTGTAGTTTTTAGATAAAAAAACAAACCCCGAACACTCGCAATGTTCGGGGTTTTTATTTACCCCTTATTCCAAGTTTAACCAACTAAGGAGCAATTTTGATTAAGTATACACCAAAACATCAAGTTAAGGTAGGTGGAAAAATGAGTGAAAAAGATGCAGGCATTGCAGGGAAAATGCTAGCAAGTGCAGCAATTATTGCAGCGGTTGGTTTTGCCATTGGCGCAGCGTGCTTCGGAATTAGCTTTATTCTATGAAATGCTAGAAGTAATTTCAAAAGAACCTATTGCACGCCGATTCGCTTATACAGTGATTATTTGCTTATTTATAGCGGTGATTTGGTGGAAGCTGCCTGATGTAATTATGGCATTCAAATAGTTTTTACTAAAAATAAATAAACAGAATTATTGTATCAATTGTAGATTGAACTTTCATATTTTATCCCCACATAGAGGCAAGCACAAAATTTTATAAGGGGTAAATGATGAAAAATTGCGTTGTAATTGTTAAGAAATCGGCATTGGAGCTTTTATGCAAGAATTATCCTCAATTTTCATTGAGAAAATGGTTTGATGTACAAAGCCAACAATTTTTGATAACTATAGAAGAATTGAGTAGGAATTATTCAAATGTCATTTGTTATGATGGGTTTGAAAAGTCTAATGAAGTTCATTTTACCTATAGTGGAGATTATCAATTGACAAACTTTTTTACTTATTACCGGATTGAATTTTCATTTTCTGAGACAGAGATGGTAGCATTAAATCAGCCTCTATTAGGATTCTAATTGATATCAGGAAATCAGCGTAGTAACATTCTCTCAATAGGCGTCAGAAACCTTAACTAAAAAGCTTCCCAATAGAAGCTGTTTTTTTATGGGGTAAGATATGGGTCGAAAAGATAATATCAAAGCAAATTTAGCTAAGTTAAAAGAACGGTTCCCAAATGTCTTTTTCGATACTAAACCATTAGTTCCTACAATTATCGATGATATGCTTGCCGTACTTGGTGATGATGAATTATCAAAAGTGGTTCGAAGTGCTATGCGATATTATTTAGATTCACCTAGCTATTTAAAACGTTTTGTTCGTAGAAAATGGATCAGAGATGTTAATGGTTCAAAAGTGAGGTTAATTACTGCGGAAGAAAAGCAACTAGCGAGAGAAAGATTAAATCAAATTAACGAACATAATTCCAAAGCCAATGCTGAATATCGTTTTGCTATTGCACTCGCAAGAGAAACGAAGATTGAATATAAGAAAGTTGAATTGCTTGAGCAGAAAAATCCTGAAAAAAGTAAAGTAGTTGTAATCCATAGACGAACGCCCAAAATTAAAAGTGAATAATTACAAAAAGCTCCTTGACACCCAAGGGGCTTTTTCATTATGATTTTTATCAAGCAGATAGTTATCTGCTCAAGGTGTCGTAGCCTTAAATCCAAAGCGGTTAGTCCGCTCCCGAAAGCATAGCGGTTTTTTTATGCGTGAAATTTAGTAACCTTGTTTGTTTATTGCCATTAAACATTCATTACGCATAACCACATCTTATCTATGCCGAGAGGGCGAGGAATAAAAGACCTTCGGGGAATAACTCCAGCCGACTTTGGACGGTTTACGAACCTCTTGGCACCCTATTTAGGGTAAATCTTAATTTCGTAAAAAAAATCCAAAGGAGACATTCTATGTCTAATCAAATTTCAACCCAAACAATTTCATTCAACAATCAGTCATTAATTACCGTTGAAC